GTGGACGGCAGAGCAGAAAGCTCGGGCACGGGTGGCTGCAGGCCTTGTAGCGCAGGGAGTGCAGCCATGAGCCGCTATCAGTACCCACGGATTGGTGCGCAACGCCCATACCCGATGCAAAACGGGAAACGCCGCAAAGGCCCGCCATGCATCGTCTGTGGTGGTGAATCCTGCTGCAGGGTGGACATTGAAACAAGCCACATGCGCGGCGATGACGAAGTGGTGCATGCATGCAGCGCGCACAAGGATGACGCCAACGCGCTGTGGGAGGCATTCAACCAGCGGCGCGCACGGGTTGCTGCGCAGATCGTTGCGAAGGGAGAAATGCCATGAGCGAGATGACAAAAGAGCGGCTGCGCTGGCTTGCTGATTCGGCGGTGCTGGGAATCATGACCCGCACCACAGTTTTAGTGACACGCGATGCCAACTGCGAGCGCGAAGGGTTCCCGCTGCCGATCAAGCGCAACAAGATTCCAAACCCCGACGGCACGATCACGCAGGAGTACCGGCCTTTGGCAATCCTTGAGTATGTCGATGACGTACTCAGCGGAGAGCTTGCAGCACGCAAAGCGCGAGATCGAAAAACAGATCAAGCCGTTGTGGCAGCGCAGATCGTGGCGGGGCAGCCATGACTTGGCAACCTATTGAAACAGCGCCTAAGGATGGAACGCATGTGCTTCTTTGGGAGGAATACAGCACCGACCCATTTGTCGGATATTGGCTGTACGGTAAATGGAGCGCATCGCACGAACACGTTGACGCTGAAGGTGGATGGGATGGGGCAACAGTCATTGACAACATTCAATGTGATGTCACGCACTGGATGCCACTTCCACCGCCTCCATCTAGTGATGCAGCCCCACAGGCAGCGCCAGCGGTGGACAAGAGAGCAGAAGCAGCATTGCTTCAGGTGCTTGCCGCTGTGCAGAGGTACTTGCCGCCTGATGGCCCAAGCGAAAAAGACACGCTTTCGGAAATTATCGGAATCGTTGACCCATGGCCGTTAGATACCTTGGAGAAGTCATGAGCACCAAAACAATCCCTGCCCAAACCATCAAAACATGCGATTGCTGCCAAGTCGAAATGGACCGCTGCAACTCCCACCAAGACGGTGCACTGGTGCTCAAAGCCCACGCGCTGGATACGCAGGGTTCCCCATGTGCTGACGCAACGCGCAAGCTGGATCTGTGTGATTCATGCCTGTACAGAGTTGAAAAAGCAATTGATGCAACTATTGCAGCACAGGAGAGCAAATCATGACCTACTGCCAATCAGATCAATGCAGGCAGGGCCGTGCGCCTTGCCCTACTCCCGATACCTGTTCACTGGCTTTTTCAAAGGCATTCACATACATGCTTTGGGCTTGTATTGCTATTGCCTGGAGTGCTTTGGCTGGGCTGGTGGCTGGTGTTTGGTATGGAAACTAATTGAGGAAATCATGAGCCACGCTTTAGCAACGCTTACGCAAAAACTCGCCACCACCTTGGATATGGGTGACGGCACCGGCCTGATGGAAACACTCAAGGCCACGGCATTCAAAGGGCCAGTCACGGACGCGCAAATGACCGCTTTGATGGTCGTTGCGAACCAGTATGGCCTTAACCCCTGGACGAAGGAAATCTACGCCTTTCCTGACCGCAATAACGGCATCGTGCCTGTTGTCGGGGTCGATGGCTGGAGCCGGATCATCAACAACCATCCGCAGTTTGATGGGATGGATTTCCAGCAGGACGATGATTCTTGCACCTGCATCGTGTACCGCAAAGACCGATCACATCCGATCAAAGTAACTGAGTACATGGCAGAGTGTCGGCGCGATGGCGTCGGGCCTTGGAAGTCGCACCCCCGCCGAATGCTGCGCCACAAAGCCATGATTCAGTGTGCCCGCCTTGCCTTCGGTTACTCCGGCATCTTTGACCAAGACGAAGCCGAGCGGCTGGTGGAGAGCAAGTTGGGCATTGTTGCGGCAGAGCCTGCCGAGATCATCGACCCGCAGCCATTCATTGATATGGCGCTTGCCACCTCCACAGATGCCGAAGCCCTGGCAGTTTGGAAGGAGCACAACGGCAAGTTTGCAAAGCAGCCCGCAGACCATGCTAAGTTCAAACAAGCTGTGGCAGAGCACCGCACTGCACTCAAGAACGCTGCAGCAACAGACGTTGAGGTGAAACATGAAACTCATCACGGCTGAGCAACGTTCGCCTGAATGGTTTGCCGCACGACTTGGGCGTGCCACGGCAAGCAACTTTTCCAACATCTTTGCAGCCAAGACCACAGCGGCTTATCGCAACTACCGGGTGCGTCTGGCGCTGGAGCGCATCACAGGCAAGCAGGAAGATGTATTCCAAAGCGATGCCATGAAGCAAGGCACGGAGCGCGAACCTCTGGCACGGATTGCCTATGAGGCACTGACCGGGAATCTAGTGGAAGAAGTCGGCTTCTGCCTGCATGACACGCTGGAGTGTGGCGCATCTCCTGATGGCTTGATTGACGATGTGCGCGGCCTTGAAATCAAGTGCCCGACACCCGGCAAGCACTGCGAGTACTTGCGGGCCAAAGCTGAGCCGCCAGAGTACACGGCACAGATTCAGGGCTGCATGTGGATCACTGACCGCAAAGAGTGGGACTTTGTTTCGTTCTGCCCTGAGTTCCCAGAGAACGCGCAATTGATCGTGCGAACGATCAAACGTGACGATGAGTACATCGCCAAGCTATCGGCAGCAGTCGAGGCTTTCATGCTGGAAGTATCGGCAGAAGTCGAGGCGATCCGCAATTACCGCAACGCAGCTTAACCAACCGCCCACGGTGTGAGGCCGCGGGCAACTTAGAGGCAACTATGGCACGCAAATACGAAGTAACAGCAGTCACTGGCAAGTACACAGACAACAGCGGCAAGGAGAAAAGCCGCTACCTGAATATTGGGTCTGTGATTGAAACCAAGAATGGATTGATGCTAAAGCTGGAGGCCGTTCCTGTTGGATGGGATGGCTGGGCCTATTTGAATGACCCAAAACCGCGCGAAGAATCGCAGCGCCAAGCAGCTGCCCCAGCGCCTCAGCAGTCGTCAAGCGGATTTGCAGATATGGACGATTCCAGTATCCCCTTCTGACAATCACCAACCCAACCCCAAGGCCCTCCTAGTGAGGGCTTTTTTATTGCCATGCGCAGACTCTGGACAGAACCCGAACTTGCGTATTTGCGAGAGCACTACGCAACAACCATCACACCCGACATCGCCGCAGCTCTTGGGCGATCAAAACATGTCGTCTCACAGAAAGCCTTGTCGCTTGGCCTCTCAAAAGACAAAGCATTCCTTGCTAAGCACATATCCGTATCGGTGAAAAGGCGAAGCCCCTGGACGCCTGAGCACCTGGAAATCATGGAGTTGATGTACCCGCATTGCCCGACCAGGGTGCTTGTGGAACTGTTCGGCTACAAGTCCGAAATCATCAACGAGATGGGCGTAAGGATGGGTCTGAAAAAGACAAAGGAAACGCTTGCGGCCATGCAGCACGAGCGCATGTCCAACAACCCTGAGGCCTACAAAGCCGCGCAGATCAAAGTGGGATCAGTGCCATGGAACAAGGGCACCAAGGGGATCAGTAACGGCGGTGGCGCGACAAGATTCCAAAAAGGTGTTATCCCGTCTACGACCCTTCCGATTGGTTCTGAGCGCTGGAAAGCAGCAAGCAACACGAGGCGCAGGCCGCCTTACCTCTACAGGAAAGTTGCCGAGCCTAACGTCTGGCGCGCAGTGCACCAGATTCTTTGGGAAGAAGCGCACGGCCCCATCCCTTCTGGTTATGTCGTCCGATTCAAAGACGGCAACCACAAGAACTTCAACGTCAACAACCTTGAGTGCATCTCAAAGCAAGAGCACTCAGCAAAGATCACGCCGTGGGCATTGATGCCGCGAGAGCTTGCTGAGATATGCGTATTGCGGGGCGTACTCAAACGGCAAATCAAGAAAGCGCAGGAAAAGCTATGACCACCAACAACATCTCAACAGTCCGACAGCTCTTGATTGATCAGATGCAAGCGCTGCGGTCTGCATTGCCCGGAAGTGATTTGGAAGACGAAATCCACCGTGCCAAAGGGAT